ACCTGCCGGTCAAACTTCTGATCATCACTGATTCTTACCGTGATGGTGCCACTGGCATAAGTGCTCGTGCGGGGGAAAGACTTGCTGACCGTTTTGACAATATCGCCTTCAATCTGGTTGGCTGACAGTTTCCCCTTAATCTGACAGTTCTCATTAATCGTGACGTTGTTGAGCGTCCCTGAGTTCGCATTCACACTGCCACTGATATCCGCATTTTTCGCCGTCAGTCGCCCGTCCGGCGTCAGGGAAAATGCCGGAGGATTGCCGGATGACGTGATGCTCACCGCAAACAGTCGTTTCAGGAACACGTCGTTCATGAACAGCTGATTCCCCTGCGCCACAAATAACGGCGTGCTGTTGCCGCTCTCCGGATTTATCATCGCGATACGGTCAGCCAGCAGCAGTATGTTGCTCAGTGGCTGGCCATCAGTATCCTCAATCCCTGCACCAATCCCGGCCACATAGGGAATGCCGTCTTTCGTTTTTTGAACCTTCAGCATGTACAGCGCAGCCAGGTCATCATTTGTGTCCTTCTGCACGCGCTGTATCTGCTGTATGGTGGCGCTCTGGTTCTCCAGTGTTTTACTGACCGTCTGTGTGATTTCATTGCGGGTTTCTGTGATGGTGGTCTGCATTTCCGCCATCTCGTCCTTCAGCTGACTGTTGTCAATCTCTGCCCACAGCGCCTCTGCCAGATGCAGTTTTCCTATCTTTTCCCGGAAAAGTTCCAGATACCCTTCACCATCATTGCTGGGCTGCCCGCTGACTTCCACAAACGCAGATTTCCCCACCAGGTTGACGCTGCGCACGTAAAACCAGAAATCCTTCCCGGGCTTAATGTGCGGGCCGGATACACTCCACTGACTGCCGGTCCCCAGATAACGGGCAGAGGTTTCCACCTGAGATATGTCTGCGATTTTTGCCTCCGAAAACCAGAACTCAAACTGTACCGTCGGGTCATACACCGCAAGACGCGGGACCGCTGTTATCTGAAAATAGCCCGGTGTCAGCTCAATCGTGGCGGGTACCGCAGGTGCATTAATCCTGAACGTGGTGGTGGCCGGTTCGCCCTGCTGGCCATAACTGTTAATTGCCCTGACTGTCAGGGTGTATTCCCCGAGCGGCAGACCACTGAAACGATGCTCTGTATCCGCAGTGATGGCGGTGGTCACCAGACGGCTGTCCTGACCGCTTCCACTGGTCAGGCGCAGACTGAAGCGCACGCCCTTCACCACCCGCGGCGTGTCCCATTTCGCCTGCGCCAGATACTGGCCGTCAGCCGCGCTCACCTCCACCGTCAGGTGCTGCACTGCCGGTGGAATAACGCTGTTCAGGGTGCCTGACTGCGGCTCAAAGCTGGCCCCGTTATCCACAATGGCTTCTTTTTCCGGCACGTGCTGCACCGCCGTGATGGCAAAGGTGCCGTCCCTGTTTTCCCGGATGGAGACACAGCGGAACAGGCGACGACGCAGTGACGGCAGGGAGAGTCCCCACACACCGTATGTCTCCACGCCATCAGGCAGGGTGCTGACCTGTATCCGGTCCGGCGCGGGGTGTGCAGTGATGGCCACGCTCACCGGCTTACCGCTGCCGTTAATCAGGTTCACCGTGGCGGCACCTGTCTCCGGCAGGGTCACCTCACGGTCCAGTGTCAGGGTGCGGCTGGCGGCATCGATGGACAGGATACGTCCGCCGGTCATGGTCCCGGCATAGTCGTTATCACAGATTTCAATAATGTCACCGGGTGTGTGACGCAGCCCCTGTGACCCGAGCGTGAAATCCACCGTCTGCGTTTCCAGCAGTCCGGTCTTTATCACCCACAGCCCGGCACGGTGGGCCTGACCGCGACTGGTGCAACCGAACGCATCCATCTTCAGCAGGTTGCGCCCGTAGCGCAGTATGGCTTCCGGGTCTTCCACCAGTTCCGTGGAGGTCTGCCAGCCGTTCTGCGGGTCGGTGTAATTCACCTCCACCGCCGTGTGGCGGTCCTTCAGGGCGCTGAAGCTGTAGCGAAACCCCACGCCGTTATCATCCACCACCACATCGCTGTTGGTGTACGGCCACACCACATCCGACGGGCGGTCCTGAACGAACGTCAGCGTCTGGCCGTTCCATACCGGCATACAGCGCATCGCCGAGCAGAAATCACTGAGCACATCCCATGCCTTACGCTGTTGTGACAGGTACGCATTAAAGGTCATCCGCGGCTCTGTGCCCCCGAAACCATCCGGGACCATCTGGTCGCAGTACTGCGCAATGGCATACAGCGCCCACTTGTCCACATCCGCCGCCCCCAGGCGTTTTCCCATTCCGTAGCGCGGGTGGGTCAGCATGTCCCACAGACACCAGGCCGGGTTATTGCTGTATGCCGGTTTCAGACTGCCGTCCCAGATACCGCTGTACGTGCGTTTTTCCGGGTCATAGTTTGACGGTACCTGAATGATGCGACCACGGATATGGTAGTTCACCGTCATCTGCTGGCCGCCGAACTGCTCCGCATCCACCTGCAGCCCCACAATGGCCGTGTTCGGGTAGCACTGTTTCACATCGATGATTTCGGTGTATGACGACCACAGCGTCTTATTCTGCAGCTGGTCCGTGGTGCTGTCCGCCGTCTCCCTGACCATCCGGATGTTAAAGGGCCGGGGAGGCAGATTATCCAGAATCACCGAGGCCAGGAACTGTGAGGTGGTCTTGCCGTTAATGGTGACGTCCTTTTCTGTCACCCAGTTACCGTTACGCTGTAACTGAATCAGCAGGCGGACAGAAGAGGGATTACGGTCGCCCTTTGAGGTGGTCTCCAACAGTGACTGCACCCCGAAGGTGACCCGCAGGCGGTCAATGTTCGCGGACGTAATGGTGCGCGTCACCGGCTTTGCTTTCGTCACTTCCACGCCCAGTGCGGTTTCAGCTCCGGAGGACTCAAAGCCTTCAGGTGGTGTCTGCTCCTGCTCCCCGGCGCGCCAGACCGCTGTCACACCACGTATCACAGGATTACCGTCCGTGTCCGTCAGCGGGGTTTTGTTCACCAGAATACTCTGCAGCCCCTTCACCGGACCTTCCACCGGTCCCTCACCGATGGCATCAATCACGCTCATCATCTGCGTGGACTTAAGATTGTCCTTTGCCTCAACCGGCGTGTGCGCCTTGCCGCCACCTTTACCCACTCTGTCCCCCTCTCCTGTCTGATGTCTGAATCTGTTTATGCCCCAAAAACGACAGGCACCCCGGAGGGTGCCTGTGTCATGACGGAATAAAATTTCTGAATTTCTTCACATTTTCTGTACGCCCCCGTGGCAGATATCATTCCCGGGCGTTACAGTTTTTTCGGGCCAATAAAAACAAAACTCCCTGTGGTTAATCTTCATTTTCTGTTCCCGCAGCCTCCATACACTGCGGGATTTTTTTATGCTTTACCCCTGCCGCCCGATAACCACCACCTTCCCGTCACCGCCTTCATCACGGGTACTGATGTCCTGGGAGATTCGCCGGGAGCCAACCAGCATTTCACCGTAAGGCACCGGCATCGGGTTCCCCTGGGCAATCATGTTGTCCAGTGACGAAAAATACGTGTTCTGTTTACCGTTATCCGTTGCCCTGTATTCCGGCGTCTTTGCCTTCGGGGCCAGCATCTGAGCCACACCACCCAGAATCATGCTGGCCCCCAGTGAAAACAGCATCGTGGTGGCAGAAAAACCACCGGCTGCCAGGGCTGAACCCCATAACGCCATTGATGCCCCGGCAGTGAAGAAAGAGCCCACGATGGCTGCCGCCCCCAGCACAATCTGCAGTCCACCCTTTCCGGCCCCGGCCAGTCGCGGCACAATGTGGATGACCGTTCCCTCACCCAGCTGTTCGTGAAGACGGGCGTACACCGCCTCCGGTGCCGTGTCCTCACCGCGAATACGTATCTGGTACCAGCCTTCGTTCATCTGACGGCGGAATCCCGGCATCTGCATCGACAGGGCACGGATGGCTTCCGCTGCCGTGTTCACATACAGGCTGAGGCGGCGGCCAAATCGTTGTAAATCCCCGTGAAGGCAGATGCGTGCCAGTGGCGGTGACGCCAGACAGAATGCGTTCGTCGTTGCCATTTTTCAGAATACCTCTCCCGTTTACTCAGTTGTTCAGGCAGATGGTGAAGCAGCTCACCGTTGCCGCAGTATATGGCGGCATGATTGGCCACCGATGCGCCAAAGCAGCACAGCAGGATATCGCCAGGCTGTGCGGAAGGCAGGGAAATCCTGTAAAAACCAGTCGCCTCCATATTGTCCAGGTACAGGTTCTGACCGTTGCGCCACCAGTCATCCTCACGCTCAAAATCCGGCATATCAATTCCCGCCAGATGGTAGGCATCCCGGAACAGTGTGTAACAGTCCGTCACCCCGTGCTCAAAGCGCCGTCCTGTCAGATGTGGCACACAGCGGAATTTATGAATTTCCCCCCGGCAGACCAGCCACCAGGACAGTGCACTTTTTATCTGCAGCCGCCGGTCGGCCTCGCTCAGCCAGGGCAGACCACCGGGATGACTGTGGACCAGTGCCACAATCTCCCCCTGCATCTCTGCCCGCAGCCAGTCTTCCGGTGCAATACGAAAATACGCCTCCGGCTCTGCAGAGATATTCACACAAGGGATATACCGCTCCCCCTCCGGCGTTCTCACCACGAAGCCGCACGACTCCGCAGGCGCACACCGCCGGGCATGCGCCAGAATCGCTGATTCAGTCTGTGTCATAAACCGGGATTTACTGCGAAAGTTTATTAATGGAAAGGAAACCGCCAAAATTAGCCACCATGCCGCGCATCTCACACCCGCGCATGCACTTGCTGCATCTGTCCTTACGGATATCGGTGGTGGGTTTATCGAACTCATCCGCCACCGCAGGACCGTTATACCCGCATTCATCTCCCCGGTAATCCCACATACAGGTGTTCGCCAGCATGATGCGACCGGGAAACAGCGCCCCGTCCGTCTCGGTCGGTGTGGCCAGCACAAACGAGGCCGTCATGGCCGTCAGCGATGACATCTGCTCCACCACCCACCGGTCAGTCAGCTCCTGCTCCGGGTCGGCCTCCGGATTGCCTGCCACAAAGTTCACCGCATCCAGAAAACGCGCATACACCCGGCGGCGGACCACCGTGGCACCCACCAGGCTCTGCAAATCCTCCGCCATCCCGGTGACAAGACCGAACAGATTGGACACCGTCAGCGACGGGCGGGCACTGCTGCCCTTTCCGTTCATCTCAAAGCCACTGCCCTCAATCGGGTACGCCTCATACTTACGCCCCTGCCAGGTCACCGGCTCCCTTTTTTCATTCAGCTCATTGCAGAAAAAATACCGCTCACCGCCCTGCACCGTCAGGTCGATTTCCCAGAGCACCACCCGCGGTGACTGCTCTGACTTAACCGACTCGTTCAGGCTTTCTTCGTGAATATCCTGCATCAGTTCACCACCTGCTCTATCGTGCAACTGAAATCACTGTACCGGGCATTATCCGTGACACTCCACTCACGGCACACAACCCTCACCGTCCGGTTATGTTTCGGCGGTCGCCACAAAAAGGCACGGTAACCACCATGCCACGATAAAAACTCTTCCAGCCAGCGCCGGGTTGACTCATCCGTCACCCGGAACACCGCCTGAAACGTCTTCAGTTGAGGATTCAGCCCTGTGGGGCGGCGCTGTTCATAACCGTCACCAAACCGCACCCTCACCACCGACGGCTTCTCACTCACCTGCATCCCTTCACGCGGGACCAGATGCAGCGTTTTTATCTCAGCCACTCAGCATTCCTCCGTCACGTCGCATGGACAGCATCACCGCCTGCACCCGCTGGTCAATCAGCTGCACAAGACTGCCTGCCGCCTCCGGCCCTATCTGGCCATTAGTCCCGTCATTCTGAATGGCGATATGGTAGACCGGGGAATACACCAGACCCGCACTGCCGTTCATACTACCCACCGCGCGCACACCCAGCGAGCCATCCGCCGCCCGCGTCAGAGGCATAATGGCTTCAGGTCCGGCCTCCCCCATCAGCCCGGCCCCTTTTGCAAAGGCAAAGTACGTGGGCGTATCCACAATACTGTTGCTGTACGCACTCAGGTTTGCCGAGGTATACACGCCGCCTTTTGCATTGGCCACCGCTCCGCCCAGCCAGTCACCAATGCTGCCGAGAAATCCTCCCGCACCGGACATACCGTTTGCCGCCGTCTTAATTCCGTTGACAATCGCGGCATTCATAAGAACTTTTGATATTTCCTGCAGCACTGATGAGGCCCAGCTGCGCCATTCCACTTTATTTCCGTTCAGCATCTCCGTGATGTTATTCACCATCCCTGAGATACCCTCCGTCGCAAGCTGTGCTGCCTGTGAGGCGTAATCGGACGCATTATCCACCCAGTTACTGAATCCCTCCTGCAGCCCTTTCTGCCAGTCCGCACGCTGCGCATCCGATTCGGCATAAAAGGCTTCCTGCTCTTTCAGACGTTCACTCAGATACTGTGCATTCTGCGCCAGAGCCTGTCTGTAAAAATCCTCACTGATATCCCCGGTCTGATACTGAGACTGAAGGTCCGCATCCTTCTGGCGGAAGCTGTCGCGGATCTGCTGCAACTCCCGCATGCGTTCTCTGGCTCGTTCCCCCTGCCCGTACCCCAGCAGTTCAGCATCATTCGACGCACGCGCAGCCGCATTCTCATTCTTCAGTGTCTCTTCCCGGGATCGCAACTGTTCCCGGATTTTTTGCTGGTCAATCAGGGCCGCATTACGCAGCAGCTCCTGCTTCTGCATCTCCGTCAGGGTTTTCAGTTCGCCCTGCGCAGTCTGGTATTTCAGCTTCGCCAGCTCTGTATTCTGCCCCACCAGTGCCAGTTGCTCTTTCTGCTGCTTCAGCAGCCGGGAAAAACTGTCTTCCGCTTTTTCCGTCTCTGATTTTCCACCCCGGGATTTGGGTTATTCGCCTCGTTATTGCGCCAGGCTTCCAGGGCATTACTGATATAACGCTGTCTCGCCTCCTGATACGGATCACCCACAAAACCGAGGTCATCCGCCGCATACCCCAGCCGGACACGCTCTTTTTCTTCCCCTTTCAGTCTGGACAGGGCCAGCTCACGCTCTGTTTTTGTCAGGGCACTCTGCTGTTTATCATCCAGAGTGGCCTGTGGCAGCCGTAACGGCACATTCACCAGTCCCTGCCGCTGCTGAAGCAGTTCATTACCCAGCCCCAGCAGACGGTTGAATTCCGTATGCTGACCATTCATAACCAGCATGGACTGGTACACCTTATTCTGCTCTGCCGCCTGCTGACGAATTAACGCCACACGACGGTCTTCCAGCCCGGCAAGCACATCCTGAATGGACTGCGCTTTTTCCTGCATCTGTGCCAGACGGGACTGCTCAACGGCAAGCTGCTCTGTTGCCTGAGCAAGCCCTTCCGTTACGGTCTTCACCGAGGTCAGATGGTTTATCATGAATCCGTCACCGGTCGTCCAGCCCGGGTTCGCCAGAACATACTGATATCCTGCGATTTTTTCCTGCAGGGATTTCACCCGACTGGCCTGTTCATCAATCAGCCGGTTCTGCTCTGTCAGCGCCGCCCGTGTTCGTCCTTCATTATCTGAGGCTTCAGGCAAAGACATTGACGGCGTTTTATGCGCGATTTCATCTATCGTCAGTGCATACTGGCGCGCAGACTCCCTGGCCTGCTCCTGATTCTGGTACAGCGTATACCATGCTGCTGCCCCCAGCATCACCAGTCCGGGTACGCCACCAACCAGTCCCAACGCACCAGTCATCAGACGTGAGCCCACCGCCGTTGTACTGTTCAGCGCATTCTGGGCGGCGCTTCTGGCAGCAATATTTCTGTTCAGGCGTTCCTGTGTGGCCGCCAGACGGGCCTCTGCAGCAATCTGCATCTCCGTCCCGCGGGCTGCCGCCACGGCCTGCTGAGCACGGTACACGGCTGCCCTTGCCCGCGCCGTGGCAATCTGCGTTCCCCTGAACTGTGCTTCCGCCAGTGCAACTTCATTACGTGCAGCCGTCACAAGTCCTGCCGTGGCAGACATCGCTCCGGAGGCCATATTGCCAAAGTACCGGGCAACCCCGACGGCAACCAGCGCGCCCACGGCTGTTGCCACATTATCAATCTGTCCGGCAACACCGTTCAGCATGCCGGAGAGCGTTTTTGTCACCCCGCTGGCCTCATTCGCACCGCCCACCCAGGCCATAAAGGCGTTTTCCACCTTCGTGATACTACTGGAAACCGTTTCCGGCATGGCCGCATATTCATCACGTAATATCCCCAGCTGGCTGATTAACGCGGGGACCACTTTATCCGCTGTCAGTTTTCCGTCATCCGCCATTGCCTTCAGATCTTTACGGGCCACGCCCATACCCGCAGCCAGTGCACGTACGATCCGGTCACCACTTTCATTGACCGAATTAAACTCCTCACCACGCAATACACCCTGCGCCAGCGCCTGACTGAACTGGGTGATCACCGAGCCCGCCTCTGCCGTACTGGCACCGGAGATTTTCAGCCCTGTCGAAATGGCCTCCGTCACCTTCAGCACATCATCAGCACTGTAACCATATTCACGCATCGAGGCAGCCGAACGGGCAAACAGGGCCGCATTATCCGAAAATGCGGTGCCTGTCCGCTGGCTGATATCCATCAGCACTTTCTGTGATGACGCAAATTCATCCGATGACTGCGACGCCTGTTTCAGACGGGCATTCACGGAGCTCCATTCATCCGCCAGCGAAATCAGGTGTCCGGTGGCAAAGGCACCGGCAAACGCACCGGTCATTCCGACAGCCGAAGCGCGGATTTCCGTCAACTGGCTGTGCAGCTCAGCCAGAGCCCGGCGCTGCTCCCTGGCTGCCGCAGCAGCCTGACGTCCGCCATTCTGCAGGGTCCGGTAATATTCACTGCCCATACGGGACGCCCGCTGGATCTCCGACTGGAATGACTGTGAATTTGCCGAAATTTTGATAATCAGTTCACGTAACGTCGCCATTCACCTTTCTCCGGGCAAAAAAAACCTGCCACAGCAGGTTTTCATCATTATTTATGACATTGCTGCAAGGCTCAGCGCGTCTTCCAGCGCCGCAAACGGATCCACCTCCGGCTTATCCTCATCCTCGCCCCAGCAGAGCATGGCGTCCTTCAGTGCAACATTCATCCCCTGTGCCCCGAAAACCGCTTTCACGATCTGCGCATTACGGATATCCCCGCGCTCATCACCCAGCGGGGATACCCTGTCGAACTCCATCCACATCATCGCCTCGCTCGCACTCAGGCTGTGCCGCAGTTCGGATAAGGTGCGCCCCAGACGGAGCGCAAGTCGCATCAGAAAGCGAATTTCCGGGCGGGCTACTTTTTTCTGGCCGACTCTGCATCAGCGATCAGTTCCAGTGCCTGACGCAGCAACCGGGCATGTACCGGACCATAGACGGCCAGCACCTGCTCACGGTCGTCCGGAGTGAACACCCGTTGCAGGTCAGTATCACACAGGACATCGCAGAACAGCGTCACATCCGCTTCCAGGTTACGGCGGGTTTTCGCCACCACCGACAGGGTATCGTCATCCTCTCCATCACCATTGAGCACTTCCTGCCACAGATACCAGGCCTCTGCCGAAGGCTCCCGCAGCACCACGCTGACATTTCCCCATTCCGGCACCTTCACCGTTTTATGACGGAACCCCGACAGTCTGGCCAGCGCCAGTGTTTTCAGATCTTTTGCCATAAGCCTTATCCGCCCGCACCATTAACCGTTACCGTACACGCATCAGAGGTAATGCTCTGCGGCTGTTCTGCAGAATCCGTTACCTCGCAGGTATAAGCCCCCTTATCACCTGACTGCGCATTGGCTTTACTGAAAGTGTCAGTAGTCTGTCCCTCTACCGGCTGACCATCCTTCTTCCAGGCGTGTTTATAAGGCGGCGTTCCCCCGTTGACACTGACTGACATTGTCAGCAGCGCACCGGTATTCACGGTAAGTGTCTTCTCCGGATTTTTCACAAACGCCAGCGGTACCACATAGGACACCGGTTTACCCTTCAGGCGAAGTGAGAACGTTGCAGCCACCACGCCGTTGGTACCGGATGACCAGGTGTGCTGACGCACTTCCGCCAGGAACTTAAAGCCCTTACCGGACGGAAACTGCACCTTAAACGCATACACCGTGTCATTGTCATAGGCATCACGCAGGGCGTTCTGGGCCTGATTCAGATAAAAATTACCCGACATGGAAATCTCGGACGACGCCCCCAGACCGTTGATGTTCTCCTGCTCTGTGGAGCAGAGCGTGGTCACATCAATATCCTGTTTCTGACCGGCGGTGAACTGGACTTCCTTGATGGCGCAGTCCAGGCGCAGATATTCCGCCTTCTCCATGGTTTCAGCAGTCGCCGGGGCAGATGAAATCATCACCTGCGTCAGCTGTGAACGTTCATACAAAGCAGACATTCTGCCTCCTGATAATAAAAAACCCGCACGCGGCGGGTTATGGGTTCTGTTGAAAAAATTACACCGTGACCTGAAACTCCAGGGTTGCACGGTAACAGCGGTTTTCCGGAATATAGTCCTGCATTTCACTGACGGATCCCGGGGCCAGCAGCATTATGGCTTCACGGGCGTCCTGACGTATCTGACGCGCCTGCGTCACAGTCCCGGCATAAACGTCTATCTGCACCGACACTGAGGACTCCGCCTGCCCGCCCATCACGTCCGCCGACACCGATGAAATCAGGCTGAAAACCACCCACGGAAGCGCCACCGACGGCCTGCCATCCAGCAGGGGGACCACATACGGGTACACCTGCCCGCCGGCAAGATGCGCCAGATGAGGATACAAATCCGCCTCCGTCATCGTCTCAGTACCTCATCAATGGCCCGGTTCATCCGAGCAATCGCCACCTGTGCCGCCTGTTCACTGCGCACATCAAATGCCGGGCGCACAAACGGGTGCGGTGGCATATTCACGGTCCTCATTTCCACAAACCGCCAGTAGAAAGCATTGCGCGGGTTATCCGCCTTCATGGTGTTATCGCTGTTACCGGTGTCCGGATTAACACCCCGGATATGGACACCGGATTCCATCCCGCCATCGCGGGAGCGCCGGGAAAGGACCACCACATTGCGGCGCAGTTTTCCCCTGCGTACCGGTGCCCGTGACACCACTTCTTCTTTCAGCACATTCGCACCCGCACGGGTTGCCTCACGCAGCACCCGGTTATTTTCCGCACCACTCAGAAGCTGCAAATCGCGGCTGATGTCCTCCAGCCCCGAAAAATCCAGCAGGGTTTCGATCATTTTTCCCCTCCCAGCCGACAGAGAATTTCCAGACGCCCGCCGGTCGCATCCGGCACGGGCAGCCCGACAACGTTCAGGATCCGGTCACGCCATGGACCACTCAGCACATGAAGTCGTGACGCTGCCGTGATTTCCCGGCCGGACTGACCGCGCACCCAGATGCGGATTTCCGCCTGCGCCATTTCCGCACCGGACTGCATCCGCTCCCGGCTGCTCCTGCCACGGATATCCGCATGAATTTTCCCGCATGACACCCATTCTTCCGTCATTTCTCCGGCAGCATTACGGGTTAACACCGGCTTCAGAACACTTATCATCTGTGTCAGACGACCTGCAGATATTGCCATTCCTCCCTCCTCATAACACCGTCGGACAACGCAAATCGTAAATCAGCACGGACACAGAAAACGGCAGTTCCCCCTGCACGAGGTCTTCCCGCTCAGCAAGATCCGGATTCCGGTACAGCATCCCGGTCAGTCGCATGGCAGCCCCCTTCATCCGGGTTAATGCCTCGCCCGGGATCAGCTCACCGTCCTCACTAATCACTTTATCCCGGCTGCCCTGAATGTAGGCCAGCAGCACGGCGGTAGCCTGACGAACCTTGTCCATCAGCATGTCATCATCCGCGTCATGGTCAACACGCAGATGTGCCTTGATCTCTTCCAGTGTCAGTAATGCCGTCATTTTCCGCCTCCTGCATCCCGTCCACGTTTTGCAGCCAGGGTCCAGCCTGATGAATGAGCTTCTCCGGGTTTATCACCGGTCATACTGTTGCAGTGCCACAGCGAGCCCCCCCACGTCACCGTATCGCCGGGGTGGTAGGTTTCACCGGCTCTGAACACACCGCGGTAGAGCATCACCGGCAGGGAAAATGTTTTTTCCGTACGCTGGCCACTGCTGTGCCGGATCACCACAGAGAACAACCGCTCCCCCGTCATACTGACGTCAATATCCGCCACCCCGTCAACCAGGCATTCCCATCCCCGCATCCCGTGCGTTTTTTCATACGCCCGCCAGAATCCTCCCAGGTGTGTGGCATACGTGCCCCGGGGAAAGGATTTTTGATCGTCAATAGCGGGGAGCACTTCCAGAGCCGTGGCATCACGCCCGTCCTGCGGAGCCGGCAGGGCATTCACCGCCTCCAGAACCGCCTTCCGCAGAACATCCGGATCGTAATCACGACCATCACGCGGAGCAGGGATATGGCTTACAGCCTCTTTCACCATCTGCTCAAGCATCGGACGCACATCATCGGGGGTGATACTTTTGCCGTCTGCCGGCACCGGTATTTTCGCGACCGCATCATTCACCGCCTGCTTCAGTACTTCCGGATCGTAGTCACGACCATCACGCGGAACAGGAATATGGCTTACCGCCTCTTTCACCATCTGCTCAAGCATCGGACGCACATCATCGGGGGTGATACTTTTGCCGTCTGCCGGTACAGGAATGCTCCCGACAGCATCATTCACCACCTGCTTCAGTACTTCCGGATCATAATCACGACCATCACGCGGAGCAGGGATATGGCTTACGGCCTCTTTCACCATCTGCTCAAGCATCGGACGCACATCATCGGGGGTGATACTTTTGCCGTCCGCCGGTACCGGAATATTCGCAACCGCATCATTCACCGCCTGCTGCAGTACATCCGGATCATAATCACGACCATCACGCGGTACCGGAATGGTCCCCACAGCGTCATCCACCATCGCCTGCAGAACCGGATGTACCTCATCCACCGTCACATGCTTCTGTAATACCGCCGACAGGGAAGCCAGTTTCTCTTCAAACGTTTGTGCCTGCGCGGCCATCTTCTCCTCAAATGTGCGCTGTAAATCCGCCAGCACCGTGGCGAATTCTTCTCCCAGTGCACGAATAATGGACAGTTCCCGTTCCGTCATTTTCGCAGTATCCCCCTCAACATCGCTTTCACCGCACCATGCTCTGTTTCACTGATTGCCTTATTACCGTCAGATGCGCCGTCAGGCAGTTGGGCTGAAACTCTTTTCCCGGACGACGCAAACGGATCTTCACGGGCATCACGACGGGACAGCGCCTCCAGACTGTAGTTCTGCTGCTGAAGATACAGTGCATCACCTCCCGCAAGGGGCGGCAGGTTCTCACGTTTACGGGCCTCATTGGGCGTGAGAAGCGTATTTTTCACCGACTCACCCAGCGTTTTCATGCGCCGTTCGCTGTCCATTCTCAGCAGCGTGGTGACGTCAAACTCCGTACTCTCGTTTTCCCCCGTTTCCAGCGCCTCATCCAGTAACAGTTCAATGGACTCAATCAGCGTCTGCAGGCACTGGGAATAATACTGCTGCTCCAGCGCCTCCACGTTGTCACTGGAAGGTGGCTGGCCAACGCCAATCTTGTAGGCCGGGACACGGAACACCGAACAGACAATTTCAGCGGTCATCTTCAGTTGTTCCACCGTCTGCGCATCCACCGGTGAAAACGTCGTGGGGTTGTATTTTGCCCCGTTGCTCAGAATGGCCGTTTTCCCCGCATTTTCGCCGGTATACCCGCTGTCCCAGTTGCTCTTCAGTTTTTTCGCATTTTCTTCCGTTATACTGCCGGGGATCTCAATCACCCCGGACGGCCTGCCGCCATTTCTGAAAAAAGACGTTGAATTTGCCTGAATATGATGCCCCTGCGTGGCCGCCAGCCCGGCAGCATACACCGGCGGCAGCCCCACAAGCGGATGAAAAAAACAGTTAAACCGGTCGTGGATCACTTCCCTGGCAGGCACCGTCACCGCCTCCGTGATCCCGCAGTTCCGGTCCGGTGTAATGCGATAGAACACCTCGCCGTCATCCGCCACCAGAGGTTCAACCCGGCTCCAGTCCAGAATACGCAGTTCTTTGATCTGCCCCCGGGAGTTACGGATTTTCAGCACCACCGTATTGCCGTGACGCAGTTTGGCGTTCAGCCACAGTTCAAAAAACTGGATACGATTCTGCTGTGCATTGGGACGACGACAGAGACGGGCAATATCCCCCTGCCGTTTTTCACGGCGGATCCCCTGTGTATCGGTCTGCATCAGGCGCAGTCGCATTTTGGCGATATCCTGGGATATCAGCGAAATGCAAGAAAACACCGCATGAAAGGAGAGGACACTTTCCGGATCGGCTTTCACGCCCTGCTGCCAGGCGCCGGCAAAAGGCTCAGCCACCGCCTGAAACAGGCTGGTCCAGCCCACCTCTTTTACATCACGTCCTGATTTCTGGTTTTTTCGGGTTCGCCGCAAAAGGTTCCACATTCGCCATGCTCCGCATCACGTTTCTTTTTCTGACCTGCCGGACGTCGCACTGTGATGTACTCCGCCTTCCCCAGGCGAACCAGCACCTCCGCACACGGCTGTGCCACATCACGGATATCCCCGGCCCGGGCATCATGCGTGCCCTGCAGATATCGGATCTTTGCCATAACCTGTTACGGGAGGCGCACGCCTCCCGTCCTCCTCATCAGACTCAGCCGCCGGACGCACTGCCGTAGTTCACTCCGGTGATCACCGCCACCGCCGCGGTACGGCGACGACGCCAGTTGATCCAGCGCTCCGCACGGATGGCCACGCTGCCTGTCTGGAACATGGAAACCAGCTCCACCGGGGACGGCGTGGTACTGTCGCCGGTCGGCTCAGACTGCATCTCCAGTGATGCCTCGCGGGACATATCCACTGCCACGCCGCCGTCATCCGCCAGATAAATATCCGGGGCATTCACCAGCACCAGCTGGTCACCCACGTACTGGGAGACAATCACCGGCAGCCCCTGGAAGGAGCCACCCAGCAGGGTCATGTCCGGGTATTCCTTCTGACCCAGCGCATTTTTACGCATGGACAGTGCCAGGGCATTGGTGCTGGACATCAGCCAGACCGCACCGGTGGGCTGCAGGTTTGCTGCCACAAACTGTCCAAACGCAGCCTCTGCATCCGCATCCGGGTTACCGGTTGATGCCGTGCCCTTCACATCATGGGTGATGGACGCCGGGGAGACATCTGCCACTGCGGCTTTTTTCGGGTCCACAAAGTCTGTATCCAGACGCGCCACCACCGCTTCTGCCAGCGCATTACGGACCAGTGCATCAGCAGCCGGACTGGAAAAACGGATCAATTCTTCCGTCAGTACCGCAATGGCCGACACCTTCGCATGACTGAAGGTGATGGATTCAAAATCAAACTTCGTCAGGGGTTTTGCCTTACCCTCACCCACCCAGCCGGCAGCACCGCCGGACACCTGGGCGTGCACACGGATATTGAATGGCACCTGACGAAGTGCAGGGATCCCGCCCTGACCAAATCGCCCGATAATGGTCTGCGGACGCAGGTAATCAATAAAGTCCTGTGCGTATTCCTGATATTCAGACAGGCTGCCTGCCCACTGCGGATCCGTGGTGGTCCCCGCGCCCACTGCCGATTTCAGGACATGATGCAGACGACTGTCATCCGGATACTGACGACGGGCCACTTCCAGGGCTTCAGATCGGACGCCTTTAGCCGCAGCCAGCGATTTGGCAAAGCGGGCGAAGCCAATCCCCTTATCCAGTTTCTGCTCCACACGGATCACCGGCGCAGAAGCCACCGCGGCCACATTCCCGTTACCGGCCTGTTTCACCGGCTGCGCCGTGGCGGCCTTACCGGCTTCCAGTTCACGCAGACGCTTCAGGTGCGCATCCACCTGACGGATTTCCGCTGCGGTGTTGTCGTAATGCTCTTCCTCCTCCACATCCAGCGTGCGCCCTTCCTCTGCGGCTTTGGTCATGACCTCCTCAAGGGAGGCTGCCAGCGCCGCACGCTTGTTTTCAAAACTTTTAATCTGTTCACCAGTATTCATTGCTGACTTTTCCTTATGAAAAGAGGTTATTGACTGTGCCGAAGCGCCGGCAGAAGATGCGATTTTCACCACCGGTTTCCGGTTGCCGGACGCGGCAGAAAACGGGCGGTCGTAAGATTTAATGGTCCGGATGGTGCATTCCGCATTCGCGGGCACGGTGACGGCAGACACCTCCATCAGTTCCCAGCGCAGAAAATGCAGTCCGCCTCCGTCCAGAAAGGTGTATTCATGGGGACGGAAGCCCACGGACAGCCCCCTGACCAGCCCGGTCTTAATGGCAGCCCAGACCTCATCCAGCCGGGCTGCCATCTGGGAGGGCATCCCCGGCTCCGGCTTCACCAGCATTGCCGTGATTTCCAGCCCTTCCCTGACCCGGCGCACCGTACACTGCCCCACCGGGCGGGAATGGTCATGCTGCCAGAGAAACGGTATCGCACTGCCAAACTCCGCGCCCTCCGGCTCCAGGATGTCACCATCCCGATCCGGAGAAGGCGTTGACGCAATCCCGGTGATCACCCGTTCATCCTCACTGAAGGATTTCACCGTCAGCAGGGAACAGGCCCGTTTAAGAGTCACATCAGCCTCCTGAAAATAAAAAAACCGCCGGAGCGGTTCGTGATGGTTACAGTGTGAACAGGGTTATATGAAAAAAACCGCATATTCTTTCTTTTTCGGTTCCGGATTCAGGGACATCAGGGAGACCGCATTGAACAGCGCCATCAGCGGGTCAATTTTTCCCCGTCCACTGGCCTGTTTGGTGATAAGAATGGCGTTACCTTTAGGCTCCACCCGGGCATTGCCGACACACCAGGCCATCAGGGGCTGGTCACCATGCACCAGCACCCCTTCAGCCAGTTTGCGCTCGGTGGTTTTAATGGCCCCGCCCAGTTTCCAGCCCTGGCTTATCCCCACCACAATTCCGTCGGGGATCCCGGCTTCCGCCAGTGAATCCAGAATCTGCCCCACCCCTGACGGGTCAATACCGATATGGTCCAGTAACTCAGCCTCATGAATGCGACGCACATATTCCGCCACTTCCGCCGTGTCATCCCCGACACGCCGGACAATGGTCATATCTCCACAGGCAACAAGATCCTGAAACCGGGACGCCTCGCTCTTCCGTCGGACCACCGCGGTTTCATGCGCCCAGGCATGGCCCCAGCCCAGCCATTCGCGGGTCTCCCGGTCACGCCCAATCACATACATCCCCAGCAGATCATCCAGCCCTCCGCCGTCAATCCCCACCGTCACCACATCAGCACGACGCAGGATATCGTCCAGGCTGATACAACGGCCCTGCTCTTCCCAGAAATCAGCCCCCGCCCAGCGGTCAGAGCGCAGGGCAAGACCAATTTCCACATTGGCGTGTTTTGACATGAACCCCCGGAATGTCTCTTCACCGGCTTCCCGGGCTTTACGGTACTCCCGGTACAGAAAGGCCTCATCCACTGAATAGCCGAGATTCGGATTGACCATGGCGAGGTTTTCCATCAGCAGGTTAGCCCCGCTTTCCACCATTTCAGGAGGGTGTTCAAATATCACCGGCAGAAAGTGCGGATCATGAATTTTGCCGTCGCGCACATCCCGGGCGTACTGCAGTTTCTGTCTGAACACCCCGGCGGGCGGTTCATTCGACTGGGTGGTCGTATACACCACAAACCCTTCCGGGCGGGAGGCAAGGCCGCCTATGGCTTCACGTAACATGTCCTCCGCCTTGCACTGCTTGCCAAACAGCCACAACTCATCAATCAGCGTACCCACGGACTTGATACCGGACACCGTATTCGGATCGGCTGCCACCACCTTCAGGGTGGTGTCCGTCACCCGGTGGGTGATGGTCCGGATATGGGTCTGTACCTGGCAGAGGTCATCCAGATCATCGTCACGTCGTACCATATCCCGGGCAGGGTTGAAGGCGTTGGCCGCCACCTCCACAGTCGGGGCCAGAATCGTGTAACCCGCCGCCTGCCGCCAGTTCAGTAACAGTGCAGTCATCATGATCCCCGCAGCCAGCGTGGACTTCGAGTTTTTCTTGGGGATAAGGATAAAAACTTCCTTGATATGGCGTACACCGGTCTGCGCATCGTAGGAGCCAAACAGGGCCGCCACCAGGTCAAACACCCACGGTGCACAGGACTCCCCGAACGTAGGGCTACCAGGTGCATCCACAATCCGCAGTTGTTTAAAAATCGCCAGGGCATGTGCGGCCTCGTCCGGATAAATCGGATCCGGAATAATCGACAGCCCCTTTTTCAGGCGCTCTGCCCAGTCCGGGCAGGCTGTGCTCCATACAGGTATCATCCGTTGCCCTCATTATCATTATTCACCACCAGTCGGGGTGGCGGTGGCACCGCAAAACGGTTAGCCGCTTTTTTCGCGGCATCACCTTTTGCCGATTTTTTCCCGGTATCCCCTTTTTTATGGTGCGTGAACTGCGCCAGACGCCAGGCCGCATCCAGTGCCAGTTTCGGATCAATGCAGAGGTTTTCCACCAGGATCCGCCCCATGGCTTTCACCGGATCGGGAAGACCATCCTCCATATATTCAATACCAGGAGACATCACCGCGGACGGTGGCATCTCCAGATTGTTTTCGTCCGGCTGTGGTATTGCAGCCGCCTCACGGCGACGGGGTTTATCCTCCTGCTCTGATTTTTTCTGCCGGTAAACAGGAACCTCATCCACCTCCACCGTCTCGCATTGTTTACGGGCTATAAACGCAAGCACCTCAGGATCTTTTGCCAGCTGCGAGCCTTTAACCCTGGCGGTCTTCGCCGAATAACCGGCGGCAATGGCTGACGCTGTTTTGTTTTTCCCGGACATGAGCGCCAGCGCAAATTTTCGTTTTTGCGTTGTCAGCACAGCCTCCTCCCGGGTCCAGAACGCACTCAGCCGGGTATGGTTCAGCCCATTTTTCCCGGCGTCTCATGCCGCAAATGTTAACTGCTGCCTGGTTAACATTTGCTGAAAAAGCCTGTTAACATTTTTTCCGCACAACAAACTGAATAATAAAGATAAAAACCGCAAAAATGCCCGGGCAGCCAGTTAACATGTTAACTGCCCTGAAACGGGAATTTTTTCTCTGCGTGAGACGGGGGGCGGTGTCCGGGGCGATCGTTTTTTCGCCGGATGATCCCCCCCCAGGGCGGGTCACAGTCCGATGATATCGTCTGCCCTGCCATGACCTCCGGACACCTCCGGCAGCGTCGGGTCCGGCATACCACTCGCCGTTTCACTGACTGACTTCTGGCGATGGCATTCAGTACAGAGCGTCCAGAGATTCGTCTCCTCATTACCACCACCGAACTGAAGTGCAATTCGGTGATCGAGTTCACTGTCACAGAGGTCAACCACACGACCACAGAGACAGCACTGCCCGGCATCCCTGAGCCAGATATGACGCTTGAGGGAAACACGTGCACTGCCACTGACACGACGCTGTTCACCCTTCAGAATATTCACCCGCCGGGTGTTCAGAGTTTTGATTCTGCCCGGTAACGTACGAAGCACAGCCATGTAAAATCCTCGCCATATAGCTTGTCACCAGAGGAAAGAAAATGTCATCGAAAAACCGGCCCCGCAGAACAACAACCCGCAACATCCGATTTCCAAACCAGATGATTGAACAAATTAACATCGCTCTTGACCAGAAAGGTTCAGGTAATTTTTCAGCGTGGGTTATTGAAGCCTGCAGAAGAAGATTAATTAATGAAAAATATTCTCAATTTGTACCCAACAAAGACAAACACGACCAGAGCACCTGTTCAGACAGGTTTACTTAAACGACTTATATATGACACAAAAAGCGACCACTAAAGTCGCTTTTTCTTATGGTAACAGGCAATAACTCTCTCAGATATTTTTTAGCATTTTTTTGACCGCGCGTTTCCGGACGTATTCTGTTCTCCTGTCCCTTTATATCGTCGGAATACCCGCCGCTCTTCAAATCCCATTCCCAACTCAGAATGTAGTCTGTTGACCGCTTGTTTTATTTCGGTCAGGTTCACCGGTGAAACCGGAGTCCGGCGCGCCTTACGCAAACACTCTGCTCGTTTCTGTGCCGCCACTTTTCTTTTCTGGTCATCACTTAGCTGTACCATCACTTTTGCCCATCGTTCAGCTGCTCTCCGGTACAGTCCTTTTTTCTCCAGACATTCTGCCACGTGATCATGTAGCATAAGTGACCTCCGATTATCTACAGACTGCCATCCTGAATTTACCTTCCCTTAATGAAATAACAATAAAAAACAAACCACGCAAAAACAATAAAACAACACACAAAAAAAACTAAATAATAAACAAAAATAATCACCTTATTTTATTTTTTGAGGGGGCAATTACTGAACAAAAAACGCTGACTATATACTCAAAAACCAAACAACTATTCTGCCAATCAGGTATCATGGCAACACACGGAATTACCGTGTTTTTGCCTTCTCTGCCCATACAATACGGGCATATACTTCATACTCTATTGTAATATTTCTATCCATGCGCCCCACTCCATTTACCTGTAAATAATATTCAAAATATTTATCACAGAAATCGTTTTTGGCCATGAACTGAGCACACTATAAAGTCCGGAACTGACTCTTTGTTAAATTACCTTAACGTTACCAGTAACATATTCATAACAAAACATCACGGTATACACTGGGTACGGATATATTCCTGTGCTCCTTCCAGTTGCTTCTGCATTGCCATCAGCCGTTCTCTGAGGATGAAATAATCCCGTTCAGCGGCTTCTGCCAGTCGGGGACCGGTTGCATTACCCACGCCGGAGGTGATGGGGGCTTTACGCAAGGAGCCTGGACAGTTGGCGTTGATGCGCAGGCGCTTACGACCAGCGGCAACATCAGCACGCAGAGTTTCATTTTCAGCTCTCGCATCGGCTAATTCCCTCGAGTATCTGGCATCAAGTGCAGCGACATCACGCTGGCGTACCTGCATATCAGTAATTGTCACGTTCGCCAGCTTCAGCTCACTGGCTTTTTTATCGCGTTGCGCTTTGTAGGTAATGGCGTTATCGCGGTAATGATTAACAGCCCATGACAGGCAGGCGATAATGCAGATAACCAGAGCGGAGATAATAACGGTTACCCTGCTCATTGTTGCCCCCACAAACAGACTTCACGCTCAATCTCGCGGCGAGTCATCAGCCCTTTCCATTGCTTACCGCCAGCGTATGTCCAGCGCCGTAGCTGATCACATGCGCCTTTGATATCGCCCTGGTTTATTTTGCGAAGAAGCGTCGATGTTCTGAAATTGCCAGCGCCCACGTTGTAAACGAACGAGTAAAGAGCGCCGCGCGTTGTTTCCGGTATATCGACGTTGATGTACGGGTTAATTTGTCTGGCGACCGTGGCAAGGTCTTTATTCAGGAGGGCTTTGCATTCTGCTTCGGTATACGTTTTACCGGGCATGATGTCTTTTCCGGTGTGTCCGTGACATACAGTCCATACGCCAACGATATCTTTGTATGGTATGTAGCTGACACCTTCCAGACCATCGTTACCACCTGGACCAGTGATGAGCACAGACGCTATGGCAACAGCCCCACCACCAATAGCAGCTGCAACAGCCTTGCGTAATGACGGCGACATTATTCACCTCTCGCAGCCTTACGCTTATCTTCTTTAATCTTGAAATAAAGATTTGTCAGATACGTCAGCAGGCCAAACAGCAGACTTCCCAGCACACCTATTGCCACCCACTGGGACGGAGAGACTTTGTCCAGCAGCTGCAGTAACCAGTATCCCGTCCCACCGCTGACGTGGTGTATGACACACCTGTTGTGATTTTTTTCCATCTGATGTATGTCTCCGTCACCGCCGACAGAAAATGAAAGTAAAGAAAAACAAAAAAGCCGCCAGTGTCACCCACTGACGGCCAACGCCGGGAGCCGTGATTATGGCATTCAGGCTCTGCTAAAAATGCCAGATAACATTCCGGCCTCCCCTGATTCAGGTTATAAATGACACAATATCTTGACAACATCCGTCACTGTCTGTCAGAAAATGTACTGCCATATAGAAGCAACATGTGAAGTACATCTATCCTTTTGAGCCAGCACCTCTCCACCGAAAGTCAGTGCTGGCTGTTTTTTTCCTTAATAAGGCATCTGTAACTGAAACAATCCGCATATTGATA